ATAGAGACTTAACAATAAGTAGTATTGATTTACATATAAGTAAAGCTAAGGCTAAATTTGGTCAAAAATTGCAAGTAGTAGTTGTAGACTATTTAAATCAAATTACAATCGAAGGTAGTGATATGTACGATTGGAAGCCACAAATAGAAGTTAGCAAAAAGTTAAAAAATCTAGCTAGAAAATATGAAATAGTATTAGTAAGTCCATATCAAATTGACGCTAGTGGTGAAGCTAGATTTGCCAAAGGTATTCTTGATGCTGCTGATATTGCCTTAGTAATGGAAGCACATGATAAAAGTACTGGTGCTATTAGTTTTGAAACTACTAAAATTCGTGGTGGTAAAGAAATGAGATTTACGTGTCCTATTGATTGGGAAACTCTTAGAATAAGTCCACAAAGTATTGATAAACCAGAACAAAAAGAAACCGTTAAACGAGCGGGTAAAAAACAAGATGATAGTATTGCAGACTTACCTTGGCACACATAAATATGAGCGATCCAGTACTAGACATAATTAATAAAAATAATTTAGCTTTTACAGTTAGTGGCAGAGATTATTTAATAAAATGTTTAAATCCAGATCACGAAGATACAAATCCTAGTTTTAGAATAGATCGTATTAGTGGTGTTGCTCATTGTTTTAGTTGCGGATTCAAAACAAATATATTTAAATATTTTGGCATTTTTAGTAATCCTGTACCTATTAGAATACTAGGTCTTAAAGAAAAATTAAAAAAACTTAGAGTACCAGTAGAGCAAGAACTTCCACTAGGCCATACTCCCTGGACTAAACCATTTAGAGGAATTAGTAGTCAAACATTAAAATATTTTGAAGCATTTTATACTAATCAAGTAGAAAAGTTACAAGATAGAATAATATTTCCTATTAGTGATATTACTAATAAAATACAAGTATTTGTAGGTAGACATACTCTAAGTAATGGAAATCCCAGATATTTAAATTATCCTAGTGGAGTAGAGTTACCAGTTTATCCAAGTTATCTAAATAAACCACAAAAAAGTATTGTATTAGTAGAGGGCATTTTTGATATGTTAAACCTTTATGATAAGGGGTTAAAAAATGCAATATGCTGTTTTGGAACAAATACACTACAAAATTCTGCAAAACAAAAATTACTACCATTTAAAGCTCAAGGTGTTACGCACATATTCATCTTATTTGATGGCGATGAAGCGGGAGAAAAAGCAGCAAAACAGCTCAAGCCAGTCTTAGAACAAGATGAGTTTATAGTAGAAATAATTAAATTGCCTGATGACGTTGATCCTGGTGAATTATCTAAAGAAGATGTTGATAGCATAAGAGAGTATATAACAAAATGAAAATAGCTGTAATTGATAAAGCCCCTAGTCGCACAAAATATGAAAACTATTTTAAGTTTGATTTTGAGCTTTTTCATATGAGTTCACAACCTATTACAAAATTACTAAAAAAAGATGTAGATTTAGACATTGATACCGATCTCTATGATTTAGTGATCTTGGTAGGAGCTGAAGCGGCTAAAGAATACGCTAAGATTACTAGCGTTACAAATTATGCTGGTCAACTTATTAATAATAAGTTTATACCAATTAGTAATCCAGCTATGCTTGCATTTAAACCAGAAGGTAAACCAGATTTTGAACGTAGCATAGATAAAATTCATAAATATATTGCAGGTGAAGTACAAGGTACAAAAGTTGGTAATTTTCGTGGTATTGATTGTGAAAACGAAGCACACGAATTCTTACAAGAAGTACTAGAAAACGCTCAAGAAGTAGTTGCAATTGATACAGAAACTACAGGTTTATATCCTAGAGATGGCTATGTACTTGGTGTTAGTATTAGTTATAAACCTAATCATGGCAGATATATTAGTTGTGACTGTTTAGGAGAAACTAATGCAAAACTATTGCAGGAGATTTGTAGCAAATTTACTATAGTATTTCATAATATGAAATTTGACTACAAAATGCTAAAATATCATTTAGATTTAGAATTTGATCGTACACGAGTACATGACACAATGGTTATGCACTATGTCTTAGACGAAACAGATAGCCATGGTCTAAAAGAATTAGCACTAAAGTATACAGATTATGGTGATTACGACGCTAAACTAGATGAATTTAAGCGTGAGTATTGTCGTCAACATAGTATACTCAATGAAAATTTTACTTATGACCTAATACCCTTTGATATTATTAGTGAATATGCCGCAATAGACACAGCAGTTACACTAGAGCTATTCAACAAATTTTGGCCTATTGTACAAAAGAATGATAAATTATACAAGGTATATACAGAAATTTTAATTCCTGGCACACTATTCCTAATGGACATGGAAGAGATCGGTATTCCTATTAGCCGTGAGCGTATGCAGTTGGCTGACGTATATCTTAGTGAGAAAATTCAAGAGGCTAAAGAGCACATTTATACCTTTAATGAAGTAAAGCTTTTTGAAAAGAATGAAGGCAAAATTTTTAATCCTAACAGTGTTATGCAGCTAAGAACAATCTTATTTGATTACTTAGGCTTAACACCAACTGGTAAAAAAACAGCAACAGGTGCTATTTCAACAGACGCAGAAGTCCTAGAACAACTAAGTGAAGAACATGAACTTCCTAAAGCGATACTACAAGTCAGAAAACTATCAAAAATCCAGAACACCTATATACATAAAATTCTTCCAGAGCTGGATCGTGATGATAGGATACGTACTAATTTTAATCTTATCTTTACCACTAGTGGTCGTCTATCTAGTAGTGGTAAGTTTAACGCGCAGCAGATCCCACGCGATGATCCGATTATCAAAGGGTGTATTAAGGCTCCAGAAGGTTATAAGATTGTTTCGCAAGACTTAAGAACTGCTGAGATGTATTATGCTGCTGTGTTAAGTGGTGATAAAAACTTACAAAAAGTATTTACAGATGGTGGTGATTTTCATAGTTCAATAGCTAAAATGGTGTTTGATCTACCCTGTGAAGTGGATCAAGTAAAAAAGCTATATCCAGATATGCGTCAAAGCGCTAAAGCTATTAGCTTTGGTATTCTATACGGTAGTGGAGCAGATAAAGTTAGTGTAACAGTTACTAAAGCAACCGGCCAGTACTATCCAGTAGAACGTGCTCGTGATGATATTAAACAGTACTTTACAACATTTAAAAAACTAAAACAGTGGCTAGACACTAGAAAAGAATTTATTCAACAAAATGGATATACTTACTCATTTTTTGGCAGAAAAAGACGCTTACCTAACGTATTCAGCAGTGATCGAGGAATCGCAGCCCACGAAGTACGTAGTGGAATTAATTCGGAAATCCAATCGCTTGCAAGTGACGTTAACTTACTTGGAGCTATTAAAACTGCTAAAACAGTTAGAGAGTGTAAACTTGACGCAAGAATCTTCATGCTTGTCCATGACTCAATCGTGGCACTTGTTAAGTGTGAGGATGTAAATGAATACTGTAACATACTACGCGAATGTACACAATATGACTGGGGTTGTAATATTGCTGGATTTCCTATTGGCGTTGATCAGGACATAGGAGATGATTATAGCTTCGGCAGTTTTGAGGAAACCTATAGGACTAGCAAGCTTAGTTTGGCCCGTGTTTAGACTGGGTGAAAAAGAGCCCTATACTAAAAATGGTTTAACCTTTTATGCTAGTGAATATATTGATCAAGATGACCCTAAATTGCTAGTACGATATAGGGTCGTAGATGATCGTAAAATTGACAAATCTACACTTGGGTTGCGTAGACTTGTTCTTAAACAGCAAGAGGTAAAGCTATATCCAATTGGGTCTGCAATTTACTTTTTACAAGATGTGATTAAGCTGGCAAAATCTACTACTTGGTTTATTGATAGTGTGGGACAGGTATTTCAGCACAAAAAACTTGTACGCGCCAAACTAGTCACGCACAGGATTCGTCAAGTTTTGCCTGCGGCAGGAATTGGATGTGTTTTAGAGGTTGAGGGTCTAAGTGAAAGATTTAAAAGTTTGCAAATACCTAAAGTATATGAGTTATATGCGGGCATACTAGAATATAATAGCTGTAACTTGCTTTATGGCTATTACAGTGAGCCAATTAAATCTACTTGGAGGCTAGTATGAAAGCTATTATTACTAATAGAATTTATATGGACGATCCTGGTCGTGTTAATAGTAAATTTATAATAGATCAACTTACTTATAAATTTAAAAAGAATACTGGTAGTAAAAAATTTAGTGTAGTAGAAACCGTTAAAAACTATAAATTATTGCCCAAAGGAATACTTAGTATTCCACAAGGTAGAACAGACTTAATACCTGATGGTTATGAAGTAGTAGATAAACGTGTTACAAATTGTGTACCATTTCCAACACCTAAATATAGTTTACGTGATGATCAACTAGAAGTGTACGCAGAAGCTAATGATACTTGCTTTATAAATGCACTAGTAGGCTGGGGTAAAACATTTACAGCTCTACATATTGCGCGCAAATGGGCTCAAAAAACACTTATAATAACGCATACAACTGCATTGCGAGATCAGTGGTGTGATGAAGTTAGAACATTATTTGGTATAGAACCTGGTATTATAGGCAGTGGATTCTATGAAGTAGATGATCACTTTATAGTAGTAGGTAATGTACAAAGTATTGTTAAGTATTTAGATAAAATTAATAAAGAGTTTGGTACTGTCATCCTAGATGAAGCACATCACTGCCCTGCCACAACCTTTAGTCAAACTATAGACAGTTTTTATGCTAGATATAGATTGGCACTTAGTGGTACTATGGAACGCAAAGATGGTAAGCATGTATTTTTTAGTGATTATTTTGGTAGTACAGTATTTCGTCCAAAGCAAGCTAATACTATAAATCCTGTAGTACACTTAGTAAAAAGTAATATAACATTAAAACCTGGTATACCTTGGGTAGAAAAAATAAATGAACTAACACAAAATGACTATTATAGAAAGTTTATTAGCGCTCTTGCTACTTTTCATATTAATTCGGGTCATAGCGTCCTGGTAGTAGCAGACAGAGTAGAATTTTTAGAAAAGGTAAAAGAATATGTTGGAGAAACGTGTTTGTTGGTTACTGGCGACACCAGCTATGAAGAAAGACAATACGCCAAAGACCAAATTCTTAGCAAAGCAAAAATGTGCATTGCTGGTAGCAGACAAATATTTAGTGAAGGCATCTCCATTAACGCACTTAGTTGCGTTATCTTAGCAGTACCAATGAGTAATGATAGTTTATTGGAACAAATTGTCGGACGTATTATGCGAGAATATCCAGATAAACCACAGCCTATAGTAGTAGACATTCAATTTAGTGGCTGGGCAGATAAAAAACAAAATAATGATAGGCTTGGACTATACATGCGTAAAGGCTGGGAAGTCTTAATGGTATAGAAATTTTCACTTGTTTAAGTAAATTAATTGTGATATAATATACTATGAATCAAAGAAAAGTATTTTTATTTAATTTCTCAAAGTTAGAGAAATTGGCTAATGGTAATACAATAAAAATTGTAGAAATTTTAGAAGACTACTATAAGGGATTTGATTATAATTTAACTGCTGGTAGTAGTTATTTGGTTAAACCAGCAAAGCTTTTTTTTGATACTAGTGTAGATATACTATTTAAATCACAGTATATACAGCTAGCGGCACGTAGAAGTTATCAGCAATATAAAGATTTAGGTTACAAACATTTAGATTTAACTTACTATCCAGACCTAAATATAGAAGCAATAAAATACAATCCGCTATTAACAATAAAAAACAACAAAATATATTTTAAATACGAGGAATAAATGGCACTTAGTTTTAAACAAACAAAAGGTAAAGCAGCATCCAACAAAGTAGAAAGCTATGAGTACAAAGACGGTGAAAACACAGTTAGACTGATTGGTGGCGTACTTCCTAGATATATATACTGGCTAAAAGGCACTAATAATAAAGACATTCCTGTAGAGTGCCTAGCATTTAGTCGCGAAAAAGAGAAGTTTGACAATCTTGAAAAAGATCATGTACCAGACTACTATCCAGATTTACGCTGTAGCTGGAGTTATTCAATTAACTGCATTGATCCTAAAGACGGTAAAGTTAAAGCACTAAATCTTAAAAAGAAACTATTTGAGCAGATTGTTACAGCTGCTGAAGATTTAGGCGATCCTACTGATTATGATACAGGTTGGGATGTTGTATTTAAGCGTCAAAAGACTGGACCACTTCCATTTAATGTTGAATATACACTACAAGTATTACGCTGCAAACCTCGAAAACTAAGTGACAACGAGCGACAACTAGCAGACGCAGCACAAAACATTGATGAAAAATTTCCTAGACCTACAGCAGACGAAATCAAAGCATTACTAGAAAAAATCGCTCAACAAAGCGATGAAGATGATAGTAATGAAAGCGAACAAGAAGCCGTTAAGGAATTAGGTTAATCAGTGGCCCAGTAATGAAAATTACTGGGCTTTTTCATCAGAGGAAGCTATGCGAGTACTTTTTACAGCAGATATACATATAAAGCTGGGGCAAAAGAATGTGCCTATAGAATGGGCTAGAAATCGTTATAGTTTATTGTGGCAGCAATTTGAAAAATTACAAGATCAAGCAGATGTATTTATCATAGGCGGTGACGTATTTGATAAGTTACCTAGTATGGATGAATTAGAGATATATTTTGATTTAGTAAGTCACTGTAAAATACCTACAATTATTTATAGTGGTAATCACGAGGCTGTAAAAAAGTCTACTACATTTATGACTAATTTAGCTAAAGCTACTAACTTAATGAGTAACAAGCGAAATGTTATTATTATAGATGATTACTATAGTGACTATGGGATAGAATTTGTTCCTTACAATAAACTAAAAGATTTTGAACACAATAATCCTTGGCCAGATGGTGGTCATGTATTGTGCACTCATGTTCGTGGTGAAATACCACCACATGTTACAGCAGAAATAAACTTAGAAATATTTAGCAATTGGGATGTGGTACTAGCAGG